CGGGTTTCAAGTTGCGGTAGATGACCTCGATCTCGTCGACCGCAGGGATATACCAGTCGGCGTGTCCAGCGATCCGGAGGTCGAGCGCCCATTGCGCAAGATCGCTTCCAGCTGCGGCCATGGCCTTTGTGTTGGCGAGGCCGTCGTTGTAGGAAAGCGCGCCCGGGACATCGGTGATGTCGTTGATCCATTCGTGATCGTCATGATCGCCTTCGGCCTTGGGAGCCACGATCAGCGCGTAGGGCTGCTCGTCGATGAGAATCCTTCCAGCGTAGAAACCGCCGTCCATTCTTGTTCCATAGGGAAGTTCACCTGATCGTGCTTTGGCCAAGAGCGCACGAGGATCTTCGAGCTCTGACGATTCAGGAAGCCGGGCATGATTGTCTGCTGCGAATTGGGCTGCATCTTCGAACGTCATCGGAACTTCGGATTCGATTGAATTTTCCATGGTTATTCTCCTTGCATTGATGATGGGTTGGTGAGATTTGAGATGCATCCCGAAGCGTGCAGCTCGTTGAGGATTTTTGTGGGGTTGGCGAATTGTCCGCAGCGATATTCTTTCGCAGACAGAATTGCCATCATTCCATTTCGGCAGCGATATACTACGTCGCGCCTTTTTGGCCTCATGACATTGAAAACCCTGTAGCGGCTCGTCTGTCCCGTGATGCTGTCAGAACAGGTTTCGCGCTCCAGAAATACTCGAAACAGCTTCATGCAAGTCCCTTTTCAAGGTCATTCTGAATATCGATCAGATGAGCCATTGGAGCCTTGTCAGTGCCATCGCAGATTCTGATTTGAGCCTCGAGGAGGATCTCGATCTGAGCTTCTGCGATGTCTCGATCATGACCTTTCACGAGACTGGAGAGCAGCCAAAGCAGGCTGGCAATAATGATCAAAAGCAAAAAGACAAGGGTGGGAATATGCATGTGCGCCTCTTTCAAAAATGCCGCCCAGAGTAGGGCGGCTCGTCACCGTCAGGCCTTTTTCACGAAGCCTCTCAGCTTGCCGATCATCTCGCTGAATTCTTCGTGGATTTCGTCGCCCCATTCCTTGAGTTTTCCCTCGAGCTCGTCGACGACGCCATGATAGGCTTCGGCGTCCGGGGCAGGCTGGGTACCGGTTTGAGGGTTGTTTTGGTCTTCCATAAATAACTACTCCTTGAAAAATGGATGGATCAAAGGCTCCATCCGATGCCTGCTAGGCTGCCAGAGCTTCCTTTTTCTGCTTTGCGGGAAGTTTTGAAGACTTTTCTTTCGCTTTGAGCTGCGCCTTATGTTCCCGGCGCATCTGATCGTGATCGATACCAAACCTTGTCGAAAAATCGGCCAGGCGCTCTGTCTTGGGGTCCCTCCAGGTGGCAACATGCGTTTCGCCGATGAGGCAGCAGTCGATCAACAGGGCGCAAATATCGGCATCGCTCAGCCTGTCGATGTGATTGCGTTCGAATTCATAAACGAGGTCATGGGTGATCTTCTCGTCAATATAAAGAGCAACAAGCCTCTTGCGCGTGTCAAAGTCGATGCCGCTGAACATCGTCTTGGCCACCATTCTGAGCTCGGCTGGATTGAGCGTCGGGAAGAGCGGCAGCGATCGCTTGGACAGATCTTTCTGGAAGCTGAATCGTATTTCAGCCAGCCAGTTCGCTCTGAAAATGTTTTCCTCGCGATTTTCCTTTTCCTTCTTTTTCTGGTCATCGTTGCCGTTGCTTTGCTGATAAGGCGAACTGACCTTCTTGGCTTTCAGAATCTCGCTTGCCGCCGAGGTTTCAACGCATTCGACGAGAACGCCCTTATTCACGTCCTCGATCAGCGTCACGGGCGGCATGTCGCCTTTCAACAGTTCCCGGTAAGTTTTGCCGCCCTCATGGTAGTAGTTCCGGTCATTCAGCGGGGTCCATCTGCTGGAATGTGTGGGACCGTGCGGAAACAGTTTTTTCGCTGCTTCTCCGTGAATAAGCGAGAAGCCTTTTGCTTCCGCTTCGGCAACGCGCTTATCGATATTTGCCGCTTTTTTCCGAGCAAAGCATTCCGGATCTGTGCAGACGTCTGCAAATTTAAGATCAGTGAAAATCTCTGGCTGATTGGCGGCAAGCTTTGGGCATTCCCGGCAGGATCCGACACCTTTAAGCAGGTCGGTATCTGATGTTTTGAATGGCGCCTGGTCGATACGCAGCATGAAATTGTCTTGTATGTATTTTGCTGCGGTACGAAAGGACATGATCTCACCCCGCCAATCCGGCTCGGTAATGGATTTCAATGCCTGGATCTGTAGGGAAGCGAGAGGAATGCGAGCGATCAGCAATGCAGTCGATTCGCTGAGCTTGCCATCATAGAAAGCCTCACGCGCTTTTTTGCAGAGTGCTGTGAGCTTCAGCTTGGCGTATATGTAGGCCTTGCTCTTCTTGACCTTCTCGGCCAGCAGTTCTGCCGTGTAGCCATGCTCTTTCATCAGCTTCTCGTATCCTTCGGCTTCCTCCAGGGGATGGAGATCATCGCGCTGCAGGTTTTCAATCACCTGAACCTCGAGGACCTGTAGATCGCTCATCTCCCGGATGAAAGCCGGGATCTCCGTGAGCTCGGCCATGATGGATGCGCGGTAACGACGCTCACCTGCGATCAGTTCGAAGTCTTCGCTATCCTTTTTATGGCGAATCAGGATCGGCTGCAGAACGCCATGGAGACGCACGCTTTCGGACAGCTCCTTGAGCTTTCCTTCGTTGAAAAACTTCCTGGGATTGGTGGGAGATGGGGAAATTCTGCCGATTTCCACCACGTGGATTTGCTGGTTAATCATGATTTTCTCCAGTATTTTGAGGAAGGCTTTTCCGGGCAGAGACGGAGATCTTGATCCATCCCTTCGGTACAATCGGCGAAAGCAAGGTGCGGCGCCCATCGGTCACCAGATGAAGGTGCGCGGCAGAGGCAAGGATGGAGGCCTCGAGCACGGTCTGTTCGTCAGGAATGGTCACCGTTGCCATGATCAGGACTCGTCAGCGACAAAATCGTAGAGAACCGTCGTGCTTTCCGGATCCAGCTCGAGCGGCTCCGGCGTCAAGCCGAAAAGGATGAGCGTTCGATCGGAGGTTATTGCTACGCGAAAACGATTGGGGGGGGGCAGCTTGGCTTCAGGTGGAGCGGGATCAGGAGTTTCTGTCTTCGCTGGCTCAGATGAAGATGCTCCGGCGCTTTTCGGAAGGGCGACAGGAGCGGGTGACGTGCTTGATTTTGATTGGTACGAGTTTCTTTTGCTCGCGCCAAGCTTGGCCATTTCAGCTGCAGTAGCATGGGCGTTCGGTCCGAGCGATATCCGTTCGATTTGGGATTTGTCGATTTCGAAGCTCAGGCGCCCATTCTTTTTGCCTTCCACCAGCGCGACGGAAAGCGGCCCGGTTTCATTGGAAAAATGCTTCCGAAGATCGGCGCGTGTGGATGCTGGATGATCGGACAGGAACTCGATAAGACGTTTCATGAGGCTCTTCTTTTTCTCAGGAACGACAGTTTCAGGAGAAGATCCGGCACCGGCAGCGGGTGACTGATTCTCGGATTCCGGCGAAATGCTTCGTGCTTCTCCTCTCCCGGAGGGTGTTAGCATCAGAAGAAATCCGTCTTCGATATCGCCCATATCGATTGCGCCGTCTTTGGCAAGCTTGGCGACTTCATCGAATACCTGGTTGCGGCTGAACGACGCACTCATGCAGCCGGGGAGTTCATGCTTCCTGATGGGTTCATGCTCCAAAATGGAGAGCAGAATCGCTTCACGAAGGGATTTTGCGTTGAGCGAAGAGATTTCAGCAGGTGAAAGCATTGGTTTCCCTTTCGTAGATAAGGCATTCGGATTTGGCGGCGCTGGAGATCGCCAGCATTTTTGTGGCGAGGATCTTTTTGCGGGCAAGCAGATCATCGATTCGCGCTTGGGAATTCCGGATATTCATCCGCTCTCTCTGGATTGCGCGGTCTATGCGACATTTTTCATCATCGAAAATCAGGAGCAAAATTGAAGCCTCGGAAATCATGGCCTCATCCAGAACAGGAAAACGCACATCGCGAAGATCCACAGGGCGATTGTTTGCCAGAGCGGAAGAGGTCTATTGTCTTCCTCGTACATGGACTCAGACCTGTAGTGAATGTCGTATTTGCTCATTTCCTTCCCCCGCTTCATGACGGCCATCAGACCCATGGCGAAAAAAAACGTCCCAACGATCCAGCATCCGACGATAATCAGCCCTGTTTCCATCGCGAAGCCCCGGAAAATTGATGAATGACTAAATGACTTCTCTGCGGACGGCCCGGGCGCGCAGCTCGTCGTAGGTGTCGTAGCAATCCTGGCCGCCATAGTCGAAGCTCTGGTACCAGGCCCAGCCGTCTTCTTCATCCAGCTGATTCGACCAGTAGGCTGCAGCTTCGAATTTGTCTTTATGGAAAGCGATAAGAATCGCTTGCTCGATGCGGTTAGGAAGATCGCCGCCGATCGACTGCGCCCAGGCCATCTGTTTCTTCCAGGGAGCGCGATCGTTGTCACCTGGTAGGATGAAGAAACGGGTGAGACGACCATCAGGACCGGCGTAGTAACCGCCGAGGACTTCGCCATCTGCCAGTGCGAAAGAAGGCAGCATGAGAGAGGGTTCGATTTTTCCGACGACTTCAGCAGATTCATGCATAGTTATTCCCCAATAATGGTTAAACAGATCAATGCCAGTAGTTTGCTGATCCGTCCCCGCGTACTGCGTGCCAAAAGGCCGTTTCGCGCCTGCCTACTGTTCCGGCAGATTCCAGGTCAGGGGCAATTCTCCTTGGGAGTTTTGCTGGCTGATGGGGAGATATTAACGAATCGTTAATGCTTGGTCAATAGCGTTTCGTTATTTTTTTCTTGATATGAGCGACAAATATTCCCAACGTGGACTTGTTGGGAATAAAAAAACCCGCCTAGGCGAGTTTTAATTTAACTAGGAGGGCATGTAAGAGTCTATTGTAAGAAATGAACAGAGGGTAAGTCTTATATCATGAGCTTTTGTCTATGGTTTTTGAATCACATCGTCGAGCTGCTGTTTGCGCCGGGCGTACCATTTGAGGACGCATTCCTTGTCGTGACAGTTTTTTTCACGATTTTTCCATTCGACCTGATTTTCTGCATAGAATGCATCTTTGTCGACAGAAGCGTTGCGAGCCTCTTTGTAAAGAGACGCCAGTTCATTATCCAGCGTCGCGAGATCTTTGTCTGAGCAGATCAGTTTTTCCGCATCGGATCGCGCTTTCGAGCAATCGAAACTGGGGTGGGCTAATTGGTCTGGCTGGACGGTTTCCGGATCGGGCGCGGATTCTGTAGATTGAAGTGTGTCTTTTTCCTTATTTGAGGTAGACGCGATGGAATTGTTTTCCTGTTCTTGGTCGCGGATCACGCAATTCTTCAGCATAGCGGTTGTAGTGATATCTCCGTTCCCTGTACAGATAAGAGAGATGTGCTGCCCTTTCTTCAATGTAGCCGCCTTCTGTCGTTCAGAATCTTCTAGTGCAGCGCTCGGGGAGAGAAATTCGTTTTCAGGATTCAGTAGGGCGACATTGACATTGTTCAAAATGTCCGTGGTTACGGAATATACGATTCCGGTAATTTCAAACCGCTTCCCCTTGAATTGGTTATCTGCGGCCACTGTGTTTGCTGAATAAGCGTGAGCAAGATCGGCTGCTGTGATACGAAATTGTGGGCTAGCGGCTAAAGAGGTATCTACGGTTGCTATAGGGGATTTCTGCTGTTCCTTAGAGGGCGCGCGGGCGACTTGAGCATCATCTGAGCCTGAAAGAGAAGACGGCGTGTCATTCTTGTCGTTTTGCGCCATAAACCATATCAACCCTGGGACAAGAACAATCAAGGAAAATACCGCCATTTGCCAGGAAACTTGTACTGGTAATTTGGCCCCGCATCCAGGGCATGCCTGGGCCTTCGTGCTGACTTGATATCCGCATTCCTTGCATTTTGTCATTGCCATGAAGAGTTCCCGAATGAGTTTTAATAAAAGCCGGTTCTAACCCTCCCCGAATCAATCCCAGTCTGGATCTGACTGGTTTGCCTCGCCGTGATCAGAGAAATCGAAGCTCGTCTGAAACCAGATTTGTATCACATTACTTCTTATTGGATCCTTTTTCTTGTGGTTCATATGCCAAACTGCTAGTGCTTAAAAGCCAGGATTGCACTTCGGGAGGAAGCTTTCCAAATGCTTCGGCCTTCCCATCTGAGTGGTCATGATCTAACCACCCGCGCTCTTTGTTCATGCAGGCTTCTAGTTTTCTTGCGGCCTTAGTTCCAATTTCTTTCGGAGTTCCACTTTTCGAATCCTTGTAGGACCGGGCCATTGTTTTTATGTTTGCTTCTGAGCAGCCATATTTTTCAGCAAGAAAAAATTCTCCCCCTGCCTCTTTGATAAGAATGAGCAGGTTTTCTCTTCTAATTTCTTCACATGTTTTCATAACCTTATTTGATAACAAAATGCTAATCATGTAAATTCACGAATCGTTATTGACAGACATTAGCGAATCGTTAATAATTTTGTTACTATGAATATCAACGAATATCTGTCGAGTCAGAACATCCTGGCAAAGAAATTGGCCGAACACCTCGGGGTGCCCCCTCCATTAATTAGTCAATGGAGGAATGGGCGCCCTGTCCCGATAGAGCGTTGTGTTGCCATCGAGCGCGTTACGAACGGCGCCGTAACTCGCCGCGATCTGCGTCCAGACGACTGGCACCTGATCTGGCCCGAGCTGATCGACAAGGACGCCGCATGAGAAACCTGATCATTGGCAAAATCTTCAGAGAGGGCGACGGCTTGATGATCGGGGTCAGCGCTCCCGAAGGAACTCCACCTGAGCATATCGAGGTCGTCACGAATGGCTTGGTCAGTCTCGCAGCCGTTACTCCGTGTACCCGCATGAATCGCAATGAAGCGTGCCCATCGTTGTGCCGGCAAAACCTAAATCCTGATAGGGGTGTGCGTCCCGACCCCTCTCCCGGGTTTTCATGGGACGAAATACTTGATGAACGCGCTTTGGCAATCAAGAAGTTTTCGGAAAAATCCTCTTCTTCGCGGATTCGATCCCTGTTAAGAAGGCTTCTGAAATTTCTTCGCGCGGGAGGGCGGTCGAGATGAGCTTTTCCAGTTCTTTTGTCACGAGCGGATTTAACTCTGGACTCGAAGTAATTATGGCTCTGATCGCTGTCTGGGTCGCAAAAAGTTGCCCTTCCAGATAATCGGAATAGTTCTTTTCTTCTTTCGCTTTTTTGTAGCTCACGGGGGTTCCTTTTATGAAAAGGTTTTGTGTGGAAACTGAATCGTATCATGGCTGCGAATTCCCTCCTTTTTCTATTATCCCCCCCGTTCCGCGCATTTCTATAGTGCGGAGCTTTGCCAGGTCTGTTTCCTCCCCTGGCTCTTTTCTTTCGCTCATAGGTGAATTGTATTTTTTCGCCCTGAGCTTGTCTTTCCAAGGGTTTCCAAGAGAAATGGAAAGGGTTGCAAATGCAAGTTGAAATGCCATTTTATGAATGCGCAGAAGATGCGCTAAAGGGCTGTATTCAGGCGCTGGGAGGGGCAAAGGTCGTGGGGGCTCAGCTCTTCCCAGACAAATCCATTGAGGCTGCCAGAGAATATCTGCTGGCCAGTCTCAACCCTAACAGAAATGAAAAGCTTAGTTACACCCAAATGATGTGGGTGTTCAGTAAGGCCAAAGAAGCCGGTTTCCATGGTGGATTCCAATGGTTCGCATCAGAAATCGGTTACGACATAAAGCCCATCACCCGCGCCGAGGAAGTGGACCGCCTCACATCGGTCATCGAGCAGGCCAGCAAGACGCTTTCAACGGCTGTTGCGGCCCTTGAAAGAGTGCAGAACAGGGTAGAAATGAGGAGCGTTAAATGAGTGAAGCAAAGATCACTCTTTCCCTCGACGCGTCACTTGTCCAGAAGCTGATCGGGCGCCTGGAGCAGGAAAGCCGTTCATTTCCCTCCGAGGTTCTTGAGCGATTTATCGATCGAATCGAGAACCTTGCGAATGTCGGCAGTTTTTACCGAATTGAGAGCCCCGCAGTGAGGACAGGTTACCTGCTTTACATTCTTGAGCCTTCCGAAAGTTTCCTGGAACTTTACGCGGCAGCTGTCACACGCAATTACGATTTTTTCTGAGTCGAAGTTTAGTTTCATGGAGGGTTCCTTTGATGTTCGATGATGGGTTTGGCGATTCTGAGTCCGGCACGAATGAGCTCCTCCACCTTTTCCAGTGAGAGCGAGCATGTTTTGAAAGCGCGTCTTCTCAGGCAGATGAAGGCGATTGCTCATGCCGTTCCGGCAAGGAAAAACAAAAAGGCCATTACGGACAAATATTTCGAATTGGCGAAGCGATATCTGGGGTCAAAAGCAGAACAATAAAATGGGTGAAAATTTGGATTTGTCTGACATCGATGCAATTCCCGAAGACTTTCAGCGTCTCCGGAATCTCTGGGCGGAAGTAATCCGCGTAGCGATCGCAGATGCTCAGATGTCCGGTCGAAACTTCAGCGGATATCGAAAAGACGCCATCAACTGGATTTTCGACGATGGGCGCGCCAAGGAAGTAAATTCGTTCGTGTCGATATGCGGATTGCTGGATGTTTCTCCTGAGCAGATCCGTGCCAGGCTGAGAAAAATGCTCGGTATGCGAATCTCATGAAGAAAATCGATTTCGCTTCGATAAACCAGGCTGCGCTCAATAATTTCGAAGGGCTGCTGAGAGAGTGGCTGCCGAGCGGGAAAAAGGAGGGCGGGGAATACAAATCCCTGAATCCAGTCCGCGCCGATTCGAAAATCGGATCCTTCTCGATCTCGATCCGGAAAGGCGTCTGGCAAGACTTTGCGACAGGAGACAAGGGGTCCGACCCGACCAGTCTCTATGCATATCTTTTTTGTGGCGGAGACCAGGGGAAGGCAGCAAAGGAATTGGCCGAGCGCCTCAACATATCATCTACCCTTTCCCACACGTCCATCCCCTCCGCTCCTCCGCAGAATAGCAGCAAGAAGCCTCAGTGGCACCCCATTCTCCCTGTGGCCGCAGATGCCGGAGATCCTCCTGCAGCTCATATCAAGCGAGGAAAACCTGAAAGGACCTGGTGCTATCGCGGTGCGAATGGCGAGATCCTGGGGTACGTGTACCGGTTCAAGACTTCGGATGGGGGAAAAGAGGTTTTGCCGCTCAGCTGGTGCCGAAATGAAGAAGGGCGGTCGGAATGGCGCTGGATGTCATTTCCCGAGCCCAGGCCGCTTTATCGTCTGGATGCGCTGGCTGCTCATCCTAAAGCATCTGTTCTGCTCGTCGAGGGCGAGAAATGCGCAGATGCCGCTGCGATGGAAATAGAGTGCGACGAGCTCGTAATCGTGTCATGGCCGGGTGGCGGAAAAGCCGACGGTAAGGTCGACTGGTTTCCTCTGTATGGCCGCAAAGTCATTCTATGGCCGGATTGCGATTCCCAGCGTGAGAAGATGTCGAAGGAAGAGAAGGAAGCGGGCGTCGATCCTGCATCCAAGCCTTACCTTCCGAAGGATAGGCAGCCCGGCTTCTCGACCATGCTCCGGATAGGCGAGCGACTGTCGGAGAACGGCTGCAAGATCTGGGACGTGCAGATCGATGAACCGGGCTTAAAGCCTGACGGATGGGATGTGGCTGATGCAATCGCTGATGGCCTTCGCGCTGATGATCTTCGTGAGTACATTCGCGCGAAGAGTGTTTTGCGAGCGCCAGCTCTTTCAGGGGAAGAAAGCATTTCTACCGCACCCGAAGCTGGCGCGATCATCCCTGAATGGCGCCGTGGGTTGATGTGGAAATCGGAAAACGTTCTTCAGGATTGCCGTGAAAATGTTTTTCTTATCCTTTCTCGGCATCCTGCCTGGAAAGGGAAAATCGGATACAACGAGTTTTCCGGGCGTATCGAAAAACTTGAAGCTCTGCCGATAGCATCAGACCTTGGCGAGTGGTCGCCGCAAGACGATCTGGACGTCGGTTTATGGCTCGCTCAAAACTATCCGAAGCTGCTCATCAAGGGGGAGGGAACGCTCGCCGCAGGCATCTCCATGGTAGCGGCCAAGAATAAGTTCCATCCTGTTCGAGAATGGTTGCGTAGTCTGCCATGGGATGGCAAGTCAAGACTCCGGTATCTGTTTTCAGACTGTTTCGGAACGGCAGAATCCGAATATTTTGCGCTGTGCGGACAATATTTCCTGATAGGCATGGTGGCGCGGATTTTCAAACCAGGGTGCGCAATGCAGTATATGCCGATCCTCGAGGGTTCTCAAGGCAAAGGAAAATCGACTGCATTGAGAATACTCGGAGGCGAATGGTATGCCGAAACACCGTTCAAGATCGGAGACAAGGATGCGTACATGCAGATCGCCGGCGTCTGGCTCTACGAAATTCCGGAACTCGATTCGTTCAATCGCGCCGAGTCCACTGCGGTAAAGGCATTTGTGACAATCCAGACTGACAGATATCGCGAGCCTTACGCCAGGCGCACTATTGATCGGCCCAGGCAGTGTGTTTTCGCCGGAAACACCAATCATGGAGAGTATTTCAAAGATCCAACGGGGAACAGACGATTCTGGCCGATCCGCTGCGGGCAGATCGATCTCGATCGGTTGCGCGAATGGCGTGAGCAGCTTTTTGCTGAAGCCTGCGCGTTGTTCGATCAGGGCGAAAAATGGTACCCCGGTCGAGACGAAGAGGAAAAATACTTCAAGCCACAGCAGGAAGAGCGCGAGATCGTCGATCCCTGGCTTTATACCCTCTACGATTGGCTCGATGATCCTGAAAACCGGGCAATCACCGAGATCACTTCTTCCGATTTACTGAAACGCTGCTTTCATGTCTCACATGACAAGGTCGACGGAAACCGTGGCATGGCAACGCGGATCGGGAATCTGATGCATCGGCTTGGATGGGCAAAAAAACGGCGCTCAACAGGCTATCGAGAGTGGATTTATTGTCGGCCAGCGCCAGCTGTATCAGGGGGGGCGATCAATGTTCCATTTTAATCAATTTTATGCTTTCCAGGGATCGGGTGAAACCGGAAAAGGAATGCGTGAAAATTTGTCCAACCTTCGTTTTCATACAAGGTTGGACGGCAAGGTTGGACGGCTGAGACCCTCATGGTTAAAGGGTTCGTCCAACCGTCCAACCTCGTCCAACCTTGCCGCGTGCACACACATGCGCATGCGCGTGCGTATACGCGCGCGCTGTACTCAATTCAGGGATTTCCCTGTCTATAAATTTTCAATATCCCTTAGACGAGGTTGGACGGTTGGACGGATTGAGAGTTTATGCGGCTCTCAGCCGTCTAACCTTGACGTCCAACCTTGCAAACTGTTTGGAGGTTGGACGGATGGCAAATCTTGATATTGAACAGATGCGGAAGGATTTCCAGGCAGTCGTGTCCTGGAGGAAGGAAAACGATGGGTGGACTGATAGTGATTGCGAAGAGCTGGGGGAAAACATCAAGTCGGCAATCGAGCGCGGGGATTGGGAAATCGCCAATTCATATGCAAATTGGTTGAGAACAGAGGCGGCTGAATATGGCAAATAGTTACCGATGTCCATTGGGAGCATTGCAGCCCAAGGAAATGGATAGGGAAAAGATCAAATCTCGGGCATGGAATGAAGACGGCTGGCTCGTGGTTCATCGCGATGATCCGGATCTGCACTGGACAGAGCGAGAAACGATCCTAGCCATTGGCGAAAGGAAATTCGGAAATACTGTGAAGGGGAAAAAATGATTCTGCACATCAACGACCGCTTGAACAAGTGGGCTTTCTGGTGCCTTACTGGCCGTACTTCGAATATAGGTTTCCCGAGCAAAAGCTCGTATTGCAGTCTGGAGGGGCGCGGTGGGAATAGTCTGTCGGCAGAATTCAACGACGATGCCTGGGAGATCGAGCAGGCCGTCCAGTCGCTGGATGAGATTTTGAAAAAAGCGGTCGTTGAGTTTTATACCGGGAAAGGAACTGTCGAGCAAAAGGCGCGCAACTGTGGATGCACAAAAATGACCCTCTACAATCGTGTTGATTCGGCGCAATATAAAATCATGGATTGGCTCAATGGCTACTATGCTGAAAAAAGTGTTGACAGCGATTTTACTGAAATGGTATAAATTCGTTAAATTTGGTTTGGTGCGTCTACAGAACCCGGAGCGGAAACGCTGCCGGGTTTTTTGTTGCCAGCGCCTCTGTGGAATATCATGTTCGATATCGAAATCAGGTCGAATCTGGATCAGATCCAGCGCAAGCTCAATTCGTTTGCGAATCGGCAGGTCCCGTTCGCGGCGGCAGAGGCATTGTCCAGCATGGCCACTATTGTGGCGGATGAGGAAAGAAAAAATCTCGAAAAAGTACTGGATCGCCCCACCCCTTTCACGCTGCGGGCGATTCGAATACAAAAGGCGCGCAAAGACCGTCTCTATGCATCGGTCATCGTCCAGGACATCACGGCGGCATATCTATATCCCTACGAGTTCGGCGGCCTCAACAAGCTGAACTCCAGTGCATTGCTCAAGCCTGTCGATGCGCGCTTGAACCAGTACGGCAATCTGCCTAAGTCGGCGCTCGATCGTTACAAAAACCGTCGCGACGTGTTTATCGGTAAGGTCAAAACGAAGATTGGAGACGTAAACGGGGTATGGCAACGTATCCCTCCGGTCAAAGGGAAGCCGGGCGGTTTGAAGCTGCTTGTCCGATTCGCGGATGCCCATGAGGCGACGCAGCATCTAGGCTGGAGATCGCTGGCAAAGCGCGTGGTCATGCAAAACCTCAAAAAAGAATTCGGGAAGGCGATGGCCAAGGCCATTGCTACGGCCAAGTGAAAGGGACTGCCTTTCATGGGTCCTTCCTGACCATCCAAAAGCCAAGGGCATTGCGCGCCTTGATTTTTTTCTAGCTGGCGAATTTCTGGGTAAGTGAATTCTTTTGTTTCAGGGTGAAATAGTGAAATGCAAGGTGAAAACCAATACCTGAGCAAGAAAGAATTCGCGATCAGCCAGGGATGGAGCCCGAGTTACGTCACGAAGCTGAAAGAGCAGGGGCGTCTTGTGCTGTCGCCCGATGGAAAGCGCGTAGACGTCAAAGCGACCCTCGAAAGACTCAATCGCACTTCAGATCCATCGAAGGATCATGTGCGCGATCTTCATGCATCGGCTCGATCTGAGCGAGACGTAGGGCGCCATACCAGGCCGGATGCGCCGGATGAAAGTGGCGAGCGTGGATCAACATCTTCGGATCCGAAATACTGGGACAACAAGACTCGTCGAGAAGGCGCGCTTGCCGCCTTGGCCGAGCTCGAGCTTGCCAAGAAAGCAGGGATACTCGTGGAGCGGGATCGGGTGCAGGCTGTTGCATTCGCCGCCGGAAGAATGCTGCGCGATGCCATGCTGAATATTCCGACTCAGATCGCTCCGATCATTGCGGCGATGACGGATCCATGGGAAGTGGAGCGAGCGCTGCGCGATGCCATGCGCCAGGTGATGTCCGACATGGACAAGGTGACCGCGGACGATCTCGACAAGGCCATGGAGGCATCCCATTGAGCCACGCCATCGCTGATGGCGGCGAAGTGTACCTGCGAGCATTCTGCGGTGGGCTTGCTCCGGATCCTGAGCTTTGGATCGATGTATGGTCGGATGAGTACCAGCGGATCCCGCCTGGGAATGGTCCTGAACCAGGGAAGTACCGAACAGACAGAACCCCTTTTGCTCGCGAGCCGATGCGTTGCCTGTCGCCGGCGCATCCCTGTCGGCGCGTAGTGGCCATGGCCGCTTCGCAGCTGCTGAAAACGCAGATCGCGCTTAACTGGCTGTCCGCATCGATCCACCAGGCACCGGGCAACATGCTGACGCTGCTGCCGTCGGGCAACATCGCGAAGCGCGTATCCAGCCGGATCGGCAAGACGATCGACGAAGTTCCCGTGCTGAGGGAGCGTGTTGCGCCTGTCAGATCCAGAGACAGTCGAAATACCATCGACACGAAGGAATTCCGGGGGGGCACTCTTTACATCACGACGGCGGGATCGGCCGCGAACCTCGCCGAGATCCCGGCGAGATACGTCTATGGTGACGAGATCGACCGCTGGGAAGTGTCCGTCGATAAGGAAGGGGACCCGGTTGAGCTTGCCGAAGCTCGAACGAGCACATTTGGCAGGAACGCCAAGATCTATTACTCGAGCTCGCCGACCCTTGATGGGGTAAGCAGGATATCGTCCCTATTCAAACAGGGCGATCAACGTTACTACTACGTTCCTTGTCCTCATTGCGGCGAGTACCAGCAACTCGAGTGGGAAAATCTTAGATGGGAAGCCGACTTCAGCGCCGCCCACTACATATGCGTCGAATGCGGAACGCTCATCGAGGAGCGTTTCAAAACACAGATGCTCGCTGCCGGCGAATGGCGGGCTCTTGCGGACGGGGACGGGGAAACCGTTTCATTCAATCTGTCGGCGCTCTATGCGCCGCTTGGATGGGTGTCATGGGTATCTTTGGCAAGGCAGTACGTCAAAGCGAAGCAAGCAGATGAAAAGGGCGACCCGGAGCCCATGCAGGTGTTCTACAACACCAGGCTTGCACGCTGCTGGGACAACATCAAGGAGCGGACGCAGCCCGATGATCTGAGGGCGCGTGCCGAGCCATATCTTCTTCGGATACTTCCCGAAGGTGTCCTGGTTCTGACGGCCGCAGTAGACACACAGGACAATCGCCTCGAGCTCATGATCATTGGGTGGGGGGCAGGCCTTGAGCGATGGGTGATCGATTACCAGGTCATTCATGGAGATCCGGCAACGGATGCTCCCTGGGAGATGCTGGAAGAAATTCTGACGACGCCACTGGCCTTTGATCACGGAGCAAGATTGGCGATTCGCGCCGTGGCGATCGATTCTGGCGGTCATCATACTCAAGATGTCTACGAATTTACCAGGGGCCGGAAATATCGCATGGTGTTCGCCGTCAAAGGCGCAAGCAAGCCATCGAGGCCGATCGTGGCCGCTCAGCCGAGCAAGGTCGATGTCAATCGACGCGGAAAACTTGAAAAAGGCGGTGCCGAGCTCTGGGTTGTCGGGGCCGATACTGCCAAGGACTGGCTGCATTCACGCTGGAAATTGGCGACGGGGCCCGGCGCGATTCATTTTTCGCAAGACCTCCCGGAAGATTTCTATGGCCAGCTGTGCAGCGAGCGGCGCCTCATCAAGTATGTGAAAGGGCATAAGCGCAGCGAATGGGTCAAGGCGAGGGGAGATCGCAATGAGGCGCTCGACCTGTCCGTGTACAACCTGGCGGCAGCACATCGCCTTGGGCTGCACAAGTGGCGCGACACGGACTGGGAACGTGAGCGGCGGAAAATTAACCCTCCACAGGCTGACTTGTTTGCGAATTCGGCGCTGGCGAAAAGTGCAGACGTTCACACGGTTCACACGGTTCGCGACAATCAAGTCGATGTGGCAACCAAGCAAAATGCACCATCCGGTACTGTGAAGAAACTGGTCAACAAGCTGGCATGACGACGATATATGGAAAACTGGAATACCTCGACATCGATTCTCGCCGGACGGTCAACCGTTCAGCTGCAGGCAGATCTTGCCCAGCTGCAGCAGGCCTATATTGATCTGTCGAGCGGCGCAAAGGGAGAGTCCTATTCCTACACACAAGGGGATGGTGCGAAATCCGTGACCTATACTCGTGCGAACATTTCGCAGCTCGTTGCAGCTATACGTGAAATTCAGGTGCAGCTCGGCATCATTACACGCGGCCGTCGCCCAATTCGTCTTGTTTTCTGACATGGCCGATCCAGTCAAAATATTAGGGGCGGATGGCAAGCCGCTTTCCCAGCGACGTCCATCCATGGTTGTCGGCGGAAAAGTTGCACCATATGATGCGGCCGACATTTATTCCGGCCACCTGGCGGCATGGAGACCCTATCTGTGGTCGCCTGACGGCGAGCTCAACATGTACCGCGACCGGATCGTGTCGCGCGTTCGTGATCTGGTGCGAAATGATGGCTGGGCAAGCGGCACCGTCACCAGGGTTCTCGACAATGCCATCGGCGCTGATTTTAGGCCCATTTCGAAACCTGATTACAAGTGGCTTCAGTTCTATACAGGCAACAAGGCCTTCGACGCCACCTGGGCGGACGAGTTTGGCCGTGCCGTAGATGCATATTGGCGCAATTGGGGCAACGATACTGGCCGCTATTGTGATGTCACGCGGAATCAAACCATTCCTCAAATGATGAGGCTGGCTTTCCGGCACAAGCTGATCGATGGCGATGCGCTGGCCATCATGTACTGGTTGCCGCAACGTGTGGGAATCGGCAAGGCGCGTTATGCAACAGCAGTTCAGGTCGTCGATCCGGATCGCCTGTCCAATCCCCAGATGCAATTCGACCAGCAAACCATGCGCGGCGGCGTGCAGGTCGATGAATATGGGGTGGCCACAGGATACTGGATCCGCAGAGCCCACCAGGGCGACTGGTTCAATGCCGAAAAGGCGATGCATTGGGATCTCTATCCGAGAGAAACGGACTGGGGGCGTCCGGTGGTCGTGCATGACTATGACATGGACCGAGCAGCGCAGCATCGAGGAGGCGCCGGCATTCTGACTCCGGTCATCGATCGTCTCAAGATGCTGATCAAGTATGACGGCACGGAATTGGACGCGGCGATCATCAATGCGATTTTCGGGGCCTACATCGAAAGCCCATTCGATCCGCAGTTCGTAGAGCAGGCCATGGGCGAATCCGAAGAGCTCAACACCTACCAGCAGGCTCGAGTGGATTTCCATGGCGAAAAGCGAATGACGCTCGGAGAGAGCCGCATTCCCATCCTGTTCCCGGGTGAAAAAATAACCGCCGTGGCGGCGGAACGTCCGAATACCAATTTCAAGGACTTTGAAGCGGCTGTGTTGCGCAATATTGCGGCCGGATCCGGGCTCTCGGCGCAGCAAGTTTCGAATAACTGGTCCGATGTCAATTACAGTTCGGCACGCGCAGCGCTCCTGGAGGCATGGAAGACGCTTTCGGTTCGTCGCCACAATTTCGGCATTGGCTTTTCCTCCAAGATTCGGGCTGGGTTTTTGGAAGAATGTTTCGATGTCGACGATCTTCCGCTCCCGAGAAATGCACCTGACTTCATCGAATGCCGCGAGGCCTATGCCCGTTGTAAATGGATGGGGCCCGGCCGTGGATGGGTTGACCCGGTAAAGGAAAAGGCCGGATCGATTTTGGGCATGGATGCCGGATTGTCGACGCTCGAGAATGAAGCCGCTGAATCTGCCGGCGAGGATTGGGAAGAGATCATTGATCAACGCAAACGCGAAATCGAGGCTTTCAAGGAAAGAGGCATGACGCCGCCGAGCTGGGCAGTCGCTGAAAATGCCACGAATTCAATCAGGGAGCCAGAAGCAGAATGAAATTTGCACATCTTGCCCAGCGGCTTTTCAACGTGCCGCTGGCGATTCATCCCCGAAAAGCCGAAGTCATTATGGCGTCATTGGGTGAGCGACTGGGAATTACAAAGGTCATGCGCCTGGATGGCGATGTATTGCAGACGTCTGCATTTTTCGATTCGGGAGAATTCTCCGGCGCCGGATCCAATCCTCGAGCAGGTTATACGTTGCTCGAGGGAGTGGCGATTATCGAAATATCCGGGACGCTTGTTCAAAAGCTTGGAACGCTCGAACCATATTCCGGCATGACCGGATATGACGGTATTCGACAGAATTTCCTTGCTGCGCTTTCCGATCCGGATGTCAAAGCGATCGCTCTCGATATCGATTCTCCCGGGGGGGAAGTGGCCGGATGCTTCGATCTGGTCGACACCATTTATGAGGGCCGCGGCATGAAGCCGATCTGGGCGATCCTCGATGAGTCGGCTTATTCGGCAGGATATGCGCTGGCCTCTGCTGCCGATCGGATTGTCGTGCCGCGTACTGGAGGGGTGGGTTCGATCGGGGTGATTGCAATGCATGTCGATTGGTCTGCTGCCTTAACCGACAGCGGCATCAAGGTTACCTTCATTACTTATGGCGATCGGAAAGCCGACGGTCATCCGGAGATCCCTCTTTCGAAGGAAGCGCTCGATCGCTTCCAGAGTGATATTGATTCAATGGGCGAGCTGTTCGTCGACACGGTAGCCCGAAACCGAAACATCGCCGCCTCTAAGGTGCGTGATACCCAGGCGGCAACTTTCCTGGGAGCTGAAGGCGTTCTCGCCGGCCTGGCTGATGAAGTCATGGCGCCGGACGCCGCGTTTTTGGCCCTGCTGAAAGCAATGGGTAATTGATTAATCTTCAAAGGAGCATTTTATGAGCGTCGCAAAGAGATTGGCCAAGTCGGTTCCGTTCGCCCACTTGCTGGGAATTCGCGCGGAAGATGAATCGGATGATGATCGCGAGAAGCGCGAAGAAGACGAAGCTCGCCGCGCTGAATGGGAAAAGAAGGCAGAAGACGATCCTGATCGTGAACGTCGAGAGGACGAGTCTGACGAGGAGTACGCCAAGCGCATGGAGAAAATGGACGAGGAGGAGGAAGAGGCTCGTCGTGCCGAGGATCGCCGTGCGCGTGGTGAGGGGGAAGATGGCGATTCCGAAGAGGCTCGCGCTGAGCGTGCCCGCTGCGCCCAAATCATTGCCTTCGGCATTACGAGCAATTGCATTCGTCAGGCAGCTGTCTTTGCGTTCGACACGACAATGTCCGCCAAAGTGGCAATTGCCAACATGAAGGCCACGCGTGCGGATGGGAAGCAGTCGATTCATTCGCGTATGTCAGGAGTCGCCCCGATCAACCCCGTCGGAGCGGATGGAGGCGAGCAGCTCGATGCATCGAGCAGCAAGAGTGTTGCCGCAGCCATTATCCAGGCAGCCAAGAAAGCGCGCGGCGAGGCCTAATCAAGCATCAATCTTTCATCATTTAGGAGATGTCCATGACTCTTACAATCAATACCCTGGGAGACAATCCCCAGCAGCCCGGGATTCAGGCGGAAACGTACGTTCCGGATCAGCTGATTGCTGGCAATCTCAAACTTGTCAGCGACACGATCACGCTCGGTTCCGGAACACTTCAGCGCGGTACTGTGCTCGGCCAGCAAACCATCGGTGCGGCGACCTCGGTTGCGGCCAAGCCGGCCGGAGGCGCAAATACGGGCAATGGCACGATTTCCGCAGTGACGATTGCCGCGAATGCGCAAATCGGCAATTACGTGCTGACCGCGCTGTCTGCCACCGATTTTGAGGTGGTTGGACCCGACGGCAGTCGTCTGGCCGAAGCTACCGCAGGTACGGCTTACGTTGATCAAATCGGATTCACGATTACGGCAGGCGGCACGGCATTTTCTGCCGGCGACGGTTTTACCGTCACGGTCGCAGCGGGATCCGGCAACTATATCGAAAGCGTCAAGTCCGCCACCGATGGCAGCCAGTATCCCACCGCCATTCTGGCCGATTATGCGGATGCCTCGGGTGGCGCCGTTACGACTGGTGCGTATGTCATGGGCGAATTCAATGAGAATGCGCTGATATACGATGCCTCCTGGTCGATTACAACATTGAAGCCTGCACTCAGGCCTGTCGGGATATTCCTGAAGAACTTCGTTTCTGCAGCCGATCCCACCTGATTAACCACGGAACTCCTCCTGTAACCCGCTTCGGCGGGTTTTTTTTCGCCCACTAAAAGGATATGGAAATGGCCGACTTAGTTTTTGACACGAACGTCCTGATTCAGGTCGTACCCAATCTCAAGCGCGCCCAGAAGTTTCTTCTGGACAAATTCTTCCCGAATCAGGTGACCTCGGATTCGGAATATGTCTCCATCGACGTCGACGTCGGCAAGCGCAGGATGGCTCCCTTCGTTTCGCCGTTGGTTGAAGGCAGGCTCGTCGAGCAAAGACGCTACCAGACCAACACCTTCAAGCCGGCCTACATCAAGGACAAGCGCGCTCCAGATCTCCGCAAGCCGGTTCGCAGGATGATCGGCGAGCGCATCGGCGGCGACATGACCGGCATGGAACGCATGATGGCCAATCTCGAATTCGAAATGACCGATCAGATCGATATTCTCGATCGTCGTCTCGAATGGATGGCCGCTCAAGCGCTCATGGGCGGTTCTGTTACCATCACGGGAGATGGCTTTCCCACTGTTGTGGTGGATTTCGGACGTGATCCCACGCTGACGGTTGCGCTGACGGGTGGTGCAATCTGGTCTGCTGCCAACATTGCTGCGGACACAGCTGCGCCGAATGCGAACATCGAATCCTGGAGCCAGCTGGTCCTCCAGAAATCGGGCGGCGTTTGTACCGACATCATCATGACGGAAGGCGCATGGAATGCGCTGAAGCTCGATCCCGTCATCAAGCAAGCGATCTGGTACCCCGGCTCCGGTCAGGGCAATACCATTCAGATCGGGGCGCAAATCCAAAGAGGCGCCCAGTACAAAGGGCGCTGGGGGAATTACGACCTCTGGCTCTACAACGACTGGTATGTCGACGACAACAATGTCGAGCAGCCGATGCTTCCGGATGGGACGGTCATCATGTGCGGCCCCGACATGATGGGAACGCGTGCTTTCGGTCAGATCATGGATCCCAACTTCAGCTATGAGGCGCTTCCCTACGCGCCGAAAACCTGGGTCGAGCAGGATCCCGCGCAAAGGCTGTTGCTGATGCAATCCAGCCCGATCGTGATCCCGTCCAGGGTAAATGCCTGTCTGGCTGCGCAGGTGCTGTAATGGAAGATCTGACCAAGCAAGATGGCGCTGGACAGCAGGATGAAAACGCTGGTGTGCCCAGCGTTTCATCCGCCACTGAAGGCAGCTCTTCTGAAAAGAAACCCAAGCCCAAGCAAGCGACCAATGCGGCCCCTTCAGGGCAACCTGACCTGCTTGACCCGAACGCTTCGAAAGAAGTCACCCTGGCGGATGGCCTGGTTGAAGTCACCGTGGCGGATGGCAGGTCGATATGGGACGGCAAGACGCATCACAAGCCTGGTGCTGTCCTGACGATATCGAAGGATGACGCCGATGCTTTGAGGCGCAAGGGATTCATTCATGATCCTGCAGCTGTTCCCGTGCCCAAGGGAATTGGTCCTTCCTTCACGCCGGAGGATGGACCGAGGATCAAGGGCTACTGATGATCGATTGGGATGCCTATGTACTCGGACCGCTGCAGGGTGTCTTCGGTGAGGCAGTAACCTATATGCCCTACGGACAGACGAGCTTTCAGGTCAGCGGCATTTTCGATGAAGCCTATCGCGACGTCGATCTTGCCGGAGGGATGGGCATTACCAGCGAAATGCCGGTTCTTGGCGTGCAGATGTCTCAATTCCCAAGCCAGCCCATGCAAGGCGACAGCCTGACCATCCTGCGCACCGCCGAAACTTTCGTGGTTAAGGAAGTGCGCCTGGACGGTCACGGGGGCGCCAAGCTGATGCTCAATTTATCGACTTGATATGGCCGCACCTCAACAGCCAATGCTTGCCAGGAGACAGCTGCGCCTGGCGGTGGTAGCCGCACTTCAGGGCATTCAGTCTATGGCCGGAATCGTCACGATTGATTCGCCGGGAGACTGGAGCACGCCTCCCGAAAAAATGCCTGCGATTTTGATTCGCGCAGGCAGGGAGCGCAAAGAATCGATTGGAAAAACAATTCCTGAGTTTAACACGAATGCAGTTGTAGAGATCGAAGCCAGGCTGGAAGAAGCGACAGCAGCTGCGGCGCAGGATGCCATCGAGGCGCTCGGTTACGCTATCGAGAATGCTGTTCTCAAGGACTACAACATCGTCAGTATGGTGCAGCAGTTCACTTCGGTAGACACCGATACCGAAATTTCTGCAGAGGGAAGGCGGCAAATCGGAGCTTTTAAGATGGCCATTTCCTGCGAAATGTTTGAAGCTTTCGATCCTGAGGAAACCGATCCGCTCGCCACAACTTGGCCGGCGCCGTTCTCAGCAACATCGGCGCTCACAAGCATAGGGTTGCATGCGGATATGGTCAATGTTTTCGATCAAAGCGGCACGTACACGCCTTCTGCTGATGCGCCTCCCTATACCCCCACGCCAGCTCCGAGAACGTCTGGTCCGGATGGTCGAGATGAAGGGGCACTCGATATTACGCTACCTCAATAAGGAGATGACATGTTTGTCAAGCCAGCAAACGGCATGAAGATTCGGGATCCGGACCTCAAAGATTTGATCCCGGAAGAGGGGAGGGAGGTGCCGGAGTCCGGTTATTGGATTCGGCGTGTTCGCGACCGGGATGTCGTCCTCGCTACACCTCCAAAGCCCAAAAAACCTTAATCAGTATTTGAAAAAGATAAACCGCCGAAAGGCGGTTTTTTTATTGATCTTTTCGGAGATTTCATATGATCCCGTTCCAGAATCTGCCGCAAAACATTCGGGTTCCGTTGTTTTACGCGGAAATCAACAATTCCATGGCCAATACAGCAACCCAGAATCAGCGCGCGCTGATCATTGGCCAGGCAACAGCTGCTGCAATATCTGCCGGGACCGTTCCGAACGTACCTGTCATTTCACAAGGTGTGGCAGATGCCGCCGCTGTCGGAGGGGTTGGCTCGATGTTGCACCTGATGACCGCCGCATATCGACTCAATGATCAGTTCGGCGAAGTCTGGTATTTGCCATTGGCCGACGATCCGGCGGCCACGGCCGCAGGCGGAAGCATCAATTTCACTTCGGCGCCTTCGGCGAACGGGACACTATATCTCTATATCTCTGGGACCCGGATCGCGCTTCCCGTGCTACCAACCCAGACGACCGCCAATCTTGCAACTGCACTTGCTGCCGCGATTACTGCGACACCGAATCTGCCGGTTACTGCAACCGTGGATGGTACCACACCGAGCAAGGTCGATATCACGGCTCTCAACAAGGGGCTGGCAGGAAACGATATCGACATTCGCCTCAATTATGGCGGCTCGCAGGCCAACGAGATCATGCCGCTGGGTCTTGCCGTCACGATTACGGCAATGAGCGGCGGCGCAACGAACCCTTCCCTCGCTACCGCGTTCGCGAATCTGGGTAGCGAATCGTTCGATTTCATCGCATTTCCCTACACGGATTCTGTGAGTCTGGATGCCATCATGTCTTTGCTCAACGACTCAACGGGACGCTGGTCCTGGAGTCAGCAGATCTACGGCCATGCATTTGCCGCCAATCGTGGTACGCTTGGCACGCAAACGACGTTGGGCACCGCGCGCAACGATCAGCATGCCTCGATCATGGGGTTCAATGATAGCCCCACTCCGAACTGGATATGGGCTGCTGCTATTACAGGCGCGGCCGCGGTCAGCCTGCGCAACGATCCGGCACTTCCGCTCCAGACGGTGGTGGTTCAGGGCGTATTGCCCCCCCCCATTGAGTCCAGATTTGCTCTTACTGATCGCAATACGCTGCTCTACGACGGCATTTCGACATTCAATGTTGCATCGGATGGAACCGTTTCAATCGAAAACCTTATCACGACGTACCAGAAAAATTCCTTCGGCCAGCCGGACAACAGCTACCTGGAGGTCGAAACCATGTTCACGCTGGCTTATGTTCTGCGTTTCCTGGCCGCGCGCATCACGAGCAAATTTGCCCGCATGAAACTGGCGGCAAATGGTACACGATTCGCGGCAGGCTCCGCGATCGTGACGCCCAACATCATCCGGGCAGATCAGATCGCCGCCTATCAGGAACTGGAGTTCAACGGGTTTGTGCAAAATTCAACTGCCTTTGCCCAGGCGCTGATTGTCGAGCAAAACGCAACAAACCCCAATCGTGTCGACGTGCTTTGGCCTGGCACATTGATCGATCAGCTCAGGATTTTCGCGCTGCTCGCGCAATTCCGTCTTCAATAATCAGGAGTAAAAAATGGCAGATACCACAAATCGCCTAGCGGGCGTCGCCTATGTCTCTGTGGACGGGCAAAGCTATATGCTGGCAGGAGATCTTTCTTACAGTGTCGCCGCTTTCGTAAGAGAAAGCCTAGTGGGTCAGGATTCTATTCATGGTTATTCTGAGAAACCTCACGTCCCATTCATTTCGGGTACTTTCAGGGATTCGGGAGGTTTGACTGTTGCAGATTTCAATGCAATGACAAATGTCACGGTCGTCGCCGAACTTGCAAACGGCAAGGTCATTACCGGCCGAAACATGTGGACGGCGGAGGCCCAGGAAGTGAAAACAATGGAAGGGACTTTCGAGGTGAAATGGGAAGGATTTTCCGTGGTGGAGGCATAAACAATGGAAAATTTCGAAGAAGAAAAAACCCTCGTGCTCCGCAAGCTAGTCAAAGTTGGGGACGTTGAATACGACAGCCTCCAGCTTAGAGAGCCAACAGCCGGAGAGCTTTCCAAGGCGAACAAGCAGGCCGATCCGATTGACGCTTCAATCGTGCTCATCTCCCTCGTGGCAAAAGTACCGCGGACAGCAGTAGAAGGACTTTGCCAGCGCGACCTGGAGGATGCGGCCGATTTTTTGGGCCGCTTCAGCGACGCTTCCCAGAAAACTTCCGGGATGTCGTCGCAGATCTGAGCAGGTTTTTCGGGTGGGGCCCGCAGGATGCCTGGGAGCTTACCTGGACGGAACTGGAGTTCTGGAATGCCCAGGCACACAGACTAGCAAAGGCAGAACAGCATGGCGAATGACTTTCAGATCAGGATTAGCGCTGTCGACAAGCTGACCGCAACCGTCAGAGGCATCAATGATCGAATGGCAAAGCTTACACGCCCGATCGACAACATTCGCAACTCGATGAAATCATTGACGCGTGAAGCCGGCCTCGACCGGTTCGGCAAAAACCTCAAGAACGTTTCCGAAAAAGCGGGGCGCGTCTCGTCCAACATCCGCTCGATCGTTGCACCTCTGACCGCGATCGTCGGCGTCGGCACGGTCGCCGGGGTCGCCGATCTGGCAGCGCAATTCGGCAGATGGGGAAACTCTCTGACCAGAACGTCGTCGGTACTGGGTGTCTCCACGGGCAATCTTCAGGAATTCCAGGCTGCAGCCAAGATGGCCGGCCTTTCGTCTGATTCTATGACGGCAAGCTTGAAAAGCATGGGTGATACGCTCGAGGATGCGACCTATGGGCGCAACCAGGAAGCGCTGATGATGATGAACCGCCTGCACATTACGCTTCATCGTACAAAAAGTGGCGCTATTGATTCTGCGCGCGGATTGAAAGATCTTGCCGATGCGCTTCAAAGCCCATCCTTCAAGGGAAATGTACAGGCCCAGGCACTCGTGGCGAGAACTTTTGGCGTCGAATCGATGCTCTATCTTCTGCAAAAAGGCTCGAAGGGGATCGACGCCTATATTGCGCAGGCGCGGAAACTTGGGCTGATCATGTCGCCGGCCCAGATCGCCGCTGCAAATCGATACAACGAAAACATGATGCGCTTCGACATGACGCTCACCAATCTCCGGAATACTATCGGGAACGCTCTGATGCCGGTGCTCGGTCCGCTACTGCAGAGGCTGACGGCCTGGATATCGAACAATAAGGCCATTATTGCCACAGGCATCACCAATTTTGTGAAGCGCTTAGCAGATGCCATTGCGCACACCGATTGGGAGAAATTCAAGGTGGGGGCTATTGCAGTTGCTGGTGTTCTTGGCGCAGGCCTTGCGGCCAATGTGCTCAATCTGGCACTTGCCATAGGCAAGCTTGCATGGTCGATGGGGTCATTCATCAAGATCGCGGCCGGCGTCGGAATGTCGGGCGCATTGGCCAATCTCGGAAAGCTCGGTTTGGTCGCAGGCGCTGGGTTTGCCGGCTGGGAAGCTGGCAAATATATCGTGAACCCGTTGCTGAACTGGGGCGTTGGCAAGCTAACAGGAGGCAAGGAGGATAGCCTTGGCGGCTGGATGTATGATGCCACCCACAAGAGAGGCCCGATCGGCTTGAGTCAGAACAACCCTGGAAATCTCCGGCGTTGGGGAAATAATATCCGTATGAACGGATTCGCGGTGTTCAAGACACCAGGGCAAGGAATCACCGCCATGGCGGAAAACCTTCGAGGATATCAGAACCGGTACGGACTGAATACTCTCCGCGGCATCATCAATCGATATGCTCCGTCGAGCGAAAATGATACCGCAGCCTATATTGCCGACGTGTCAAAGCATACCGGGTTCGGCGCGGATCAGCGGCTCAACCTGAACGACGCCAGAACGCTGGCCCCTCTCGTGTCTGCGATGATTCTGCATGAAAACGGAAAAAATCCTTACACGAATCCGCAAATCGACGCCAGCGTTCAGGCGGCGCTTCGTGAACCCCAGAAGGTGCACGTCGAAGTGTCGTTCAAGAATACGCCTTCCGGCACCCGAGTGGCCACCAAGACCGATAAGGGCGCTTCGGTTGCGCTGCGCATAGGGCATTCCCTTCATCCCGCATCATGAGTCTCTCAAATATTTCATCTTCGCTTATTCGCACCTCTGGAGCGGCTCAGGGTGTCAGCAATATCGTCCAGGGAGTTGGGCAGACACTCGGTTCTCTGACATCCGGAACCTACTGGGAGCAGCTGCGGCCGGCATCCTTTCGAGGCATCCCGTTCGGAGTGTTCGGCAGCCAAGTACGATTTGGCAGGCGTAACGCAGAACATGATTATCCCAAGCGCGACATTGTGTGGATCGAGGACATGGGCCGCGCAGCTCGAAAGATCCGGCTTACCGGATTTCTCGTTGGCGATGACGTCATTGCTCAGCGTGACAGGCTGATTGCTGCGTGCGAGGCCCCCGGAAATGGCGAGCTCATCCATCCGACATTAGGGCGTCTCGTCGTAAGCCTGATGGAGGCGGATTCGCAAGAGCGTTGGGATAACGGCCGCGTATTCGAAATTTCGTTTTATTTCGTTGAGCAGGGGAAACGGGTATTCCCTTCAGCCTCCACATCAACATTTGATTCTGTCATGTCTGCAGCAATTGGGGCAGATGCCGGGGCTCTATCGGATTTTGTGACGCAGGCCTCATCTGCACTGTCATATGGATCGGCCGTTCTTTCGCAGGCGGTCACGACGACAGCGAATTGGGCATCGATTGCCAGTTCCGCAGTGACGAATGCCACGAGTCTTTTCAGTCTAGTACAGTCCATTCCTGCGGCAGCCGGACAGCTCGGCCGGTTCGGCGGCCAGCAAGCATCCTTTACGTCTGCAAATCAACAATATCTTGCTTCGGGACTCGCCACCACAACGCAGGGATTGATCGCGCAAGCGGCCGCTTCTCGTCAAGCCGTAACATCGAATCTTGCGAATTTGGGCGCCGCATCAGCCACCCTGAGCGCATCAACCGCATCGGCTTATGCAACGCAGGCACAGGTGACAAATGCGGCCGTTCTGTCGGCCGTTCCGACACCCGGAGAAGCTATTCAGACCATGCAGAATATGGCAACTTTTACCCCCGCAGACCCGGTACCGGCATCCATCGTAGGCGCCGCTATGAATAGCATGCAGGGTGCCGTGGGGGATTTGATGCGTCGTGCCGCGGTTGTATCGATGGCACGCGCATCGGCGAGTTACCAGCCAACATCCAGAATGAATGCTTCATCAGTCATGACGACGATATCTTCTATTCTCGATGCGGAGATTCTTGTCGCCGGCGACCAAGGGCAGGACGCTACCTATTCTGGCTTGCGCACGCTTAGAGCAGCTGTTGTGCAGGATCTGACAACACGCGGCGCGCAGCTTCCTTCGATGGTGACGATTTCCATGAATGCATCCATGCCGGCACTCGTGCTCGCGCAAAGGCTCTACAGGAATTATGCGAGATCCGACGAACTGGTGATGGAAGGCAATCCGATTCATCCAGCATTCATGCCGCGCTCTTTTGACGTGCTGTCGAGCTGATGGACGACCTGACCCTAGTTGTAGGGGCTCGGAAAATTTCCGGGTGGACTAATATTCGCGTAACGAGGGGAGCAGAGCGGCTGCCCAACGATTTCGAAATCGGCATGACCGAACGTTTTCCTGGCGAGCTGAATGCATGGATTGTCCAACCCGGGGATGCCTGCAAGGTCCTGCTCGGATCTGACCTGGTGATCACTGGATACATCGATCGCTACATTCAATCGATGTCAGCCTCAGGACATACCATCCGTGTCTTAGGTAGGGGGAAATGCTGTGACCTGGTGGACTGCGCGGCCGAATGGCCGAACAGTCAGATTACCGGATCCTCGGCTTTCCAGATCGCGCAGAAGCTGGCTGGGCCTTATGGGATTTCGGTGGCCTGTGATGTCTCGAATTTACCTTCAGTTACCCAGTTCAACCTGGTCATCGGAGAGTCTGCTTTCGAGATCATCGAAAGAATTTGCAGAGCTGCTTCGCTGCTTTCCTACGAATTGCCGGACGGCACGCTCAATCTGACCAGGATCGGCGATACAAGTGCCGCTAGCGGCATCCAGGAAGGCGTCAATATCCAAGAAGTAAGCTACATGCGCAGCATGGACAACCGCTATTCGGAGGTCAATGCCTTCTTGAATTCGGTTGATCTTTTCGGCGATTTGGGAAGCGGCGATGGAAACTTGCTGATTACCGTGAAAGATCCCAATGTCCCGCGCCATAGGATGATGGTCGTTATTGCTGAAGGACGCGGATACGGCGAGGACATCGCCAAGCAGAAGGCCTTGTGGGAAGTCAAGCGCAGAGAAGGTCGCTCATCCGTGGTGACGGTGAAGGTTGATTCATGGCGCGATAGCGCCGGCAAACTCTGGGCTCCGAATACGCTTGTTCCGGTGCTCGATCTACCTTCCCTGCATCTCAAGGCAAGCGGATGGGTAATCGGGGAAGTGACCTACAACCTCGATGAAGATCGGGGCACGACGGCTGATTTGCTCATTATGCCGCCGGATGCTTATGCGCTGCAGCCCGTGTTGCTTATGCCTGTTCCGGCGGATGTGCCGACGCTGTAACCATGACCGATTTACTCAGAAACATCGCGCAGCGCCTGCGCATGATGATCGGACGCGGACGAGTGACATTCGCCGACGATTCGGGGTCCGTCCAGATTATCCAGGTGCAATTAGGCCCGCTCGAGACCAACGATTGCCTTCGACTCGCGGAATTCGGCTTCACGAGCAATCCGCCCGTCGGCTCTGACGTTGCCGCAATTTTCATCGGAGGAGATCGCTCGAACGGGATCATCATCGCGACTGGTAATCAGACGTTGCGACTGAAGAATCTTTTGCCCGGCGAATCGGCGCTCTATGACGCACTGGGAAAGTACATCTACCTGACCGAGAACGGAATCGAGATCGAGGCGAATGGACAGCCAGTCATGATCAACAGCGCCAGCGCGATGACGGTCAATGCGGCCACTGAGGTGGTTCTGAACACGCCGAATTTGCAGGTCAACGGAAACATCACCGCTTCCGGCGAAATTTCCGACCAGAACGGTGCAAAAGGGACGTTGCAGCACATTCGGGATAACTACGATAGCCACACTCACATTGACGCACAAGGCGGCAATACGGGTGCGCCGAGCAATACGTTATGAGCGACATATCTACTCTTTGGAACCCCGCGACTCAGCATGCTGACTGGGCCATGGAAGGCTATCAGCTGCAGACTGGCGATGATCTGTTTACCGCTGTATTAATCAGCCTTTTCACAGATCGCACAGCCAATCCGGACGACGTCATTCCTGATGGGAGCGGAGATCCCCGTGGATGGTGGGGAGATGATCCTCAATATCCGATCGGCAGCCGGTTATGGCTGCTATCAAGATCGAAAGAGACGCAGCAGGTCCCGGCGCTAGCCCAGGATTATGTAGCCGAGGCTCTCCAGTGGCTGATTGACGACGGGGTAGTGGCTTCGTTCGACATTCTTTGCGAGTGGACGAGGCCGTCCATGCTCGGCATTCAGGTGGTCGCTAACAAAATGGACGGTACGACCGCTTCCATGAATTTCAACTGGGCGTGGCGAGGAATACAATAATGCCGTGGACTAGACCTCAACTTAGCGAACTTAGAAACGGCGTGGCGCAGGACATTGCGTCCGCGATACCGGGCTCGGATCCGTTGCTGCGTTTCGCCAATTTACGGATCATGGGAAATGTGCAGGCAGGCCTCGCGCATCTGCATTATGGTTATCTTGATTATATTGCGCTCCAATCCAACCCATTTACGGCAACAGATGAATATTTAGAGGCATGGGCGGCTCTTAAAAATATTTTTCGGGAGCCAGCCACATCCGCGTCCGGTCAAATCACTTTTCAGGCGACGCCAAACATTGCTCTGATTCCGTCCGGAACGCCGATAACTCGAGGAGATGGCGTAGGCTGCACGACAACTGCAGATGCAACTTCCAACTCCAGTGGCATAGTAGTTGTGTCGGCGACGATTGATGCAGATCCTTCAGGCCTGACTGGCGCCTTCGGTAATACTGCAGTCGGCGTAACCATGACGCTCGGCATTTCTATCGCCGGTGTCAAATCTTCCGGTACTGTGACAACTGCATTTACTGGAGGCGCAGACATCGAGCTTGATAGCAGCCTTCGATCCAGAATGCTTGAGGCATATCAAAAAACCCCCCAGGGCGGCGCAAAAGCCGATTACGAAATTTGGGCCCGAGAAGTTCCCGGCGTAACGAGATCATGGTGCAACCCACTCGGTGCCGGATCAGGGACTGTCGTTGTTTATATCATGCTTGACCAAGCAGAAAGCGCATTTAATGGCTTTCCACAAGGAACGAATGGCGTGGCAACAAACGAGCCGAGAGATACACCTGCAACTGGTGATCAATTGATCGTGGCGAACTATATCTATGCTCTGCGGCCCGCAACAGCTCTGGTGTATATCGTTTCGCCAGTTGCCTATCCGGTTAACTTTACGATTAGCGGACTGTCAGCAGCTTCTTCGTCAACCCAAGCTGCAATTTCCCAAGCCATATCCGGTGTTTTTCAGTTAGCAGGGACGCCACTAGGGGGAACTGTCGATCTTGATCTTATCGAATCTGCCATTGCGGCAATTCCAGGAACATCAGGATTCGTCATCACATCACCTGCCGGAAACATTGTCACAACGATTGGCCAGCTTCCTGTCTTGGGGACGGTGACCTATGCGTAATAGACGCTCTCCCCTCTATGTTGCAAGTGACTATCAGAACGCCATGCTTGCACTCATGCCGAGAGGCCGCGCATGGTCAAAAGATCCCGATTCAGTGCAATCAATTGTGTTTAGTGCGCTTTCTCGCGTTTATGAGCGTTCGACGTCAGATGCCATCAATCTTCTGACAGATGCTTTTCCTGTCTCGGCGGTCAGCATGTTGCCAGAATGGGAAGCTACACTTGGCCTCCCCGACATTTGTGATGGAATCGATCCCGCATATCAAGCAAGGCAGTCGCATGTTGTGGCCAAATTTGCTGGAACTGGCGGCCAATCGATCCCTTATTTATCTGGATATGCTTCAAAACTTGGATATACGGTAACCACTACTGAATTTTCACCATTCCGTTTTGGTCGGTCTTTTGGGCAACTTCTTAACGGAGACGACTGGGCTTATGCGCTGCAAATTAATGCACCATTGTTTTCTGAACAGATATTTTCCCTAGGATCATCCGGGTTTGGCGAGCCTTTCGCAAGCTGGAGCAATGCAACGCTCGAATGCGTGATGCGAGAAATCGCGCCAGCACATGCAGCACTTATTTTCTCTTACTCGTGATCGGAAAGTAATTCATGGAAAGAATAATCGCAACAAATTCTGTGCCATTATCTGGAGCTGACGCGGCTCCTGTATCTGGCACACCGCAGTATGCGACGAGTGGCAATCCTGCCTTGGGCATTCCTGCGACGCAGTTCCCGGCTTATGCCTGGAATATGATCCAGGAAGAAATGATGGCAATTTTGGCCGCGGCGCGTATTGCACCTGATCGAACGAACAATGGTCAGGTACTCGCGGCGATCGAAAATCTAATCCAGGCAAGGGCCGGAAATTACGCGCTTGATACCGGGGTTGCAAACGCCTATGTAATTGCGCTCAGCCCAGCCGTTTCGGCATACACAAACGGCCTGTCGATTCGGCTCAAATTTGCACATTCCAACACCGGCGCGTCTACCATCGATGCTGGAGCTGGCGTGGTCCCCCTGCTCAACGACGAGGGAGCAGCCCTCGTCGCCG